GTTCTTGATCGCCTCACGTAGCTCTGAGTCAACGTTAACAGGTATTGTGTAGTCATGCTTAGACTTGAGGTGGTTGTACATAAAGTCCATGTACCTATCCACTGTCTCGTACCAGTCCTCCCGCCTACTGTCTTTCTCTAAGAACCTAGAGTACCTAGACTTGGCTATGTACTGTTGGTAAAAATCCATCATTGTATTTCCTTTATTAATATTTCATATCTCTCTTCAATGATATCCTCAAATCTATCAAGGATATCTTCGGATGTTAGGTCTAGCAGTTCAACGACATCAACCTCACTGAACTGCATCAACCTATGTTTTACTTCATCAATAGTCAGTTCCACCATACTTGATCTCTTCTTCATCTTCTTTATACAGATCCTCATTAGTCATTACTACTAATGAAGCGTAGCCTGAGATGTCATGCCATGAATCATTAAGGTAGTAGTTACCGTTAAGTATCCTAGCTAGCTTGTTAGCAATCATGTCCATACTTTCTCTCATGTACGGAGGCATGACCAAATAATTCGGTGACTTTTTCATGACAGCTTTGATGTCCTGACTGATCTGACCTACTGTTTTATAGTGACCGTACTGTTCTTCTCTCTTGTTAAGAGTTTCTTTTATGTCCATACTGTTTCCTCAAATAATTAATTGACACTGGCATCTCATCAAAGCTACCATCGTTTACTTCGTTTAACATCCACACTCCTGACCATGAACCATTAGTCTGAGGTGTTAGATAACTCTCGTCGTGTTGATAGAAGATACCAGCAAAGATACCAGTGATACCCTTACCATCTGCCTTACGTCCAAAAGATATATCTCTATCTTGTACGTGTCCCATTATACACGACATGTGTTTCTTTTGCAAGAGTAAACCTGGGTTTGTTACTGGTCTGCCCATTACACCAGATGTAAAGTAATGACTGTATGCAATGCCATTAATGATTGGCACTTCCAGAAAGCCATGCACTTCCCACCCGTACTTCTTAAGATTAAAGTCAGAGTAACCTATCAGTCCTTCTAGTTTCCTATCGGATTCAATAGCTCTTTCTATCCGTTGCTCGTGGTTGCCGATAAGAAATATCTTCTTAGGTTTCCACACCTTCTTACGGTTAGCTCTCTGTCTCTTCTGCTCTTCGATGATAGGTTTCATGAATGTATCCATAGCTACGTTACCAGCTTTGATATCTTCACTGTATGTCCTACCTTCAAACGACTTCTTACCTACGTCATACACACTGAGGCTAGGCATGTCCCAATGATCTCCTAGATGTACGATCACATCGGGCTTAGTCTTAACAGCGTAGTGTCCTGCCCATTCTAAATGCTCGAACGAATGGTTAGGTTTGCACTGCGTGTCTGGGATAACTAAGTGTCTCATGTAGTTCTCTCCAGTAGTTGTAAATAATAGACCGCATCTATTACTACCAATGGGTCTGACTTGTTCTGCTTGATAACCAACACAGGTTCTCTACCTTCAGGACAGTTATCCTTAGCTTGAGCATAGTAATTATACACAGCTATTGAATCCCTTGACTTGCACTCTACTGATATGTTGAGCTTGTCACCTGCTGATTGAGAGAAGAGTATGTCCTCCCCTCCTGCACCCATGCTTGTTGATCTTACATCGTCTTTGGAAAAGGAAAAGAGTTCGAGGATTTGATCTCGGAACCATTGCTGGAGCTTTCTTCCTTTTGCTTTTGCGCTTTGGGTTTTGATTTTCTTCTCCTAATGTTTAAGAACTTGTTTAACCTAACTCTCTTCATCTTAGTTATCCAACCTTTGGGTATGTGTAACCTAGAGTTAGACTGGTCAATAGAGTATGCTGCAGCTAGTGTGATTGCTGAGCTATCTTCAGCTACTACAAACCCTATACTTAATACAGGATGGATGTCTGTCTTACCTAGAGGTTCCCACCCTGAGTCAGACAGTGCATCCCACCATTCAATGTAGGCTATTTCTGGAAACTCTTTGGTGTCCAAATCTGCCCAGGTTTTCTTCTTATCCATAACAACCTACCTCGTTCAGTTAATGTATCAATGTCACCTTCGTATGCTTCTAACACTGCATCAAATAACTCTTGTTCAGTAACCAAGTCTTTAAGTATCTTGCCTGCTTTAACTGGGCCTACACCTTTGAGACCTTGGATGTTATCAACTCTGTCACCTGTTAGAATCTGAATGTAAAAATTCTTTATTGCTTCTTCTTCTGTTACATAATACAAGTCCTCCTTAACAAAGTTATAATGCCAACCACGTAACATGTTTAAGTCTTTGTCAATAGACATGACGCATGTTGTATCTACGGGTGCATCATACACTGCAATACCAATAGCATCGTCAGCTTCCTGCCCTTCAATCAATTCAAAGCACCACTTATCCAACAAGTATTCTCTAAGAGCATCATAGTGAATAGGTTTACGTGCGTTCTCACGATTGCCCTTGTATTTATTCTCGGTGGATAACTCTGACCTGTAGTTAGAACTCCCCGTGATGTACCCAGAGTAAGAGTCAACACCATCAACAGACAAGAGTCCATCTATAAAATGTCCCATTCTGCTAATAGCAAACTTCTCTTCTTCTGGATCATCAACGGAGAATCCTATGCGATACACAAGGATGTCTCCGTCAATGAGAGCTTTGACATTCTGCATTGACGGAGTATCCATTTAGAGTGCCTCTTCTAGATCATCATCAAGAGCAGTCTCATCAACAGAGTACGACACGAGGTCAGTAATCACTAGCTTGTTGATACCTGCGGACACACCTGCCTTACCTTTGAACTGGTAAGCGTACGGTTTAATCCACGCTACTCCTTTAGACCCGTTACCTACCTTACCCTCAATGCCTGAACCATCTGACATCTCAGTGCGGATAGGATACTTCTTAGACTTGGCGACGATATAGAAACCTTTATCATCTTTCCGTTTCACTTGAATACCTGCGTCCTCTAGTGCAGACACAGCACCATCAGATAGGTTACATAGATCAACCTGATACTTCTCGGACATCTGGTTAGGTGTATCAAGGAAAGCCCACATGATATCGGCTTTTACCTTTATCGGTTTTAAGTCTTGCATTTTACTTCTCCTTAGTGTGTTGTTGCCCAATTAGTACCTATCTTAAACTCACCGTCGAGTGGACAACGTAGCCCTAGTGCGAGTCCTGCATCCCGAATTGCCTGTACACCAAGCTGGCCTACAGATTCGGCATGTTCTTTCTTAGTCTCTATTTGCCACTCGTCATGAACATTAGCAACAAAAGAGAAATGCATTATATCATACTTTAGTTTATTATGCAATAGCACTAATGCTTTTTTCATTACAATAGCACCTGCACCCTGCAATAAAGTATTCAAAGCTGCGTGTGCGTTTCTTATGTGTAACCTACGGTTGTCTAAAGCAGGCAACCAACCACGTTTAGCTAACTTGTCTACCTTCTTCCTAAGATTAAGCAGTGCTGGTGTGTTACTTAGGAAGCTGTCAATAAGTTTTCTTCCTTCTGTTTCACCACCACCTACGATAGCCCCGATCTTAGCAGGACCAGCACCATACAGAAACGCATAGATAAAAGTCTTAGCCTGATCTCTGTTCGTAAGACCTGCACTTAGCATGTTCTTTGTATGGATGTCGCCCTCAAGTATTTCCTTGGTGTAGTCATCATCACGCATGTAGTGTGCTAGCATACGTAGCTCAAGACCAGACGCATCAATACCTACAAGTGAATTGCCTTCGTCTACTGTCCAACAACCACGACACTCAGAACCATACTGACTACCTACTCGTGGTATCTGTGCCATGTTAGGACTGTTGTGCGTCATTCGTCCTGTGACCGCACCAATGGTGTTGACCTTACCGTGTACCCGTTCGGAGTTATCCGCATGGTCAATCCATTTCTCAACTTGAGCAACCCGTTTCTGTATGAGTAGGTATTCTTCGATGAGACGAGCTTCAGGTAAGTCAACAGTTTCCAATACTTTCTCATCAACTTTCACCGTTCCTTTCTCTGTACGTTCTGTTGGTTTCCAACCAAGAGCTATCAATCGTTCTGCTATTTGCTTGCGTGAACCTGGGTTGAACACTTCTACCTTATCCTTGAGTGGCTTACCTGTTTTCTCGCTGACCCTCTTGATTACAATAGGTCTGAAAACTTTTTGTAGTTCTTCCTCAATTTGGTGTAGTCTTTTCCTCCAGTCTGCCAGAAGTCCCATTGTTTTCTTGACATCAAGTTTGAATCCTGCTTCTTCTTGCTCCTTGATAATCGTGGCAACCTGATGCTCAAGATCAACTGACTCACCCCAGCCCAATAGATCATTACTAAGACGTGTATATAATGTAGCAGTGACTTCAACATCCTGCTTACAATACTTGACCATCTCTTCACTAAGCCCTGCATCAAAGTCAGTGAACTCATCCTTGTAGTTTCCTAGTCTTTGTCCCCATGCTTTGAGAGAGTGCTTGCCTGCTTCGTCCTTGAGGTCTGGGTTCAGTAACCTTGACATGACAAGAGTATCTCTGACTTGATGATGCGTTGTGTCTATACCCCATACTTTCTTTAGTACTGGGGCATCGAACCCTATTATGTTGTGTCCTATCAAAGTGCTTTCTTCTGTTAAGTAATCTCTTAACAGTACCGCCTCTGTCCATACGTTAACCTCCTGTGTTGTTAAGTCTTTGGTAACAGCACACCATATCTGGGATGCTGTCATGTTTGTTTCAATGTCTATTATAACTTGTCTCACTTAAATCTCCTAAGCTGTTCTTGAGTCAAAGCATAACCTTCACCGTGTCCTAAGTCTACAATGTTTTTAGGATCAAGTAACTCAGAATCAGAAGCCCATCCAACTAATTCATAATTAGGAAACTCTCCAACAACTAAGACGTAAGCATCACATTCTCCACGTCTTTTCTTTTTAGTTGCTAACAACTTTCCATTTTTATACTTAGTTGTTTTTACATCAATCTTATTACCTTTTTTAGTTATCAAATCAAACTTAGGAAAAGACGTAAGATTAATCTCGGTGTCAGGATACACACCGAAATGTTTACAAGCAGCTAGCTCTCCTCCTATTCCTTCTAGGTCTGTCTCCCAGTCAGATTGATTTCCCATCTTTAAATTAGGCTTGCCTTTACTTCTTGCGTTGTCGTGCCTAGCTTGTGCTAAGTACTTAGCCAGTACCTGCTCTGCTTTATTTAATTTAATAATCATAATGCTTCCTCCTCTAAGTCTTTACGTTCAATCATTCTACCAGAATCTAAGTCATAAAGCAAGCGACAAGCTGGTCCAGTCAGACCAGAGAATCTGTTTTTAAGTACACGCACATGAGTGGTGTGTCTCTCCATCACATCAGGGTCTTGTCCGTTACGCTCCAAGCCAAGCACGATGTCGGATAGCTGTGCGATAGAACCAGAACCACGTAGCTGTGACAAAGACGTAGCTGCCCCTTCCTCATGTCCCTTACCATCAGGTCTCTTGAGGTGTGACACTACGAACAGAGAGATGCCTGTCTCTTGTGCTAGCATACGTAGCTTAGTCATGATGGAGTCAATAGCTTTACGCTCATCACCCATACCATCAGACTGTGCTGACACTACGATACTGACGTGATCTAAGAACACGTACTTACAACCCAATCCCTTAGCCAGATAGCGTACACGATTAAGGATGTTATCAATGTCCGTTGATCCAAAGTGATCGAACAAGAACATACGACCTGTGCCTAGCGTAGCCTCGAACGCATCACGCTTCTCTTCAACAGAGTGTGGTGTATCAGGTAGATGCAATGGTTTGTTAGCATGGAGTGACATCATTGACAGTGCTGTCTTTCTCGTAGACTCTTCCAAGAACATCAGTCCAATGTTATCAGTGGTGTTGTTAAGCACATGGAACACTAGCTCACGTACGAACTGTGACTTACCAAGCCCACTACCTGCGGTAATGGTGACCAGTTCCTCCCTACGGATACCATACGTCAGCTTGTTAAGCCCGTTAAACGGATAGCTGACCTGTGCTTTCTCCATAGGTTTACATACCTCATCCCATAGAGTAGACCCGTCAACGATACCATCGGGTACAAACCGTTCTGCCTGCCACCACTTATCAAAGTACAGCTTCTCATCACCACGACTCAGGTAATCACACGCATCCTTGAACTCAGGGTCGTGCTTGAATACCTTGACCTTTGATCCAAAGACATCAGCGATCTGATGCGATGCCTCAATACCATTGTCATCGTTGTCCATACACACGACGATAGTATCAAAGCTATCAAGCCACTCGTAGTTAGCCTTGACATCTGC